AGATATTACATTTGCTGAAGAAGCACGTGCAAAACTCAAAAAAGGAGTAGACACCCTGGCTAAGACAGTCGGCTCTACTCTAGGACCTAAAGGACGTTTCGTAATTCTAGAAGGCAACTACAAGAAGCCTCACGCAACTAAGGACGGAGTGTCCATCGCCAAGGAGATTGATCTGGCTGACCCGATCGAGAACCTCGGAGCCCAGATAGTGAAACAGGCAGCAGACAAGACAGTGCAGCAAGCAGGGGACGGGACGACTACTTCTACTGTACTTGCTCAAGCACTGCTCCACGAAGGACAGAAATATATTAATGCGGGCGTAGACCCTATCGACATCAAACGCGGAATGGAGTACGCTCTAACCACTGTAGTTGATGTTATCAAGGATGCTGCGACACCTATCAAAATTAATTCTGATCAAGTTCACCAAGTCGCTAACATTTCCGCGAATAACGACGAGGTCATCGGATCTATCGTGGCTGAGGCTATGAACAAAGCGACTCTAGACGGAGTCGTGGCCGTAGAAGATTCGAAGACTAACGAGACGTACATCACTGCTGTAGACGGCATGCGTTTCGACAACGGTTACGTATCTCCTCAGTTCATCACGGACGAAGTCAAGCAAGAAGCCGTATACGAAGACCCGTACGTTCTGCTGTACTCAGGCAAGCTGCGGTCAGCAGACCATATTCTGCCTATTCTCGAGAAGGTACGTCTCAAAGGAGAAGGACGGCCTCTCCTCATCATCGCAGACGAAATCGAAGCCCAGCCTCTTCAGTGGTTAGTCATCAACAAGATCAGACGCCAGATTCCTGTAGTTGCTGTTAAAGCTCCTTCTTTCGGAGACCGTCGTCGTAAGATGATGGAAGACGTCGCAATAGTTACGGGAGGTATCAATGTCTCCGAAGACCTCGGTCGAGGTCAAGGCCGAACTCGAACGAGAAGAGTCTGACGTTCACGCTCAATTAATTCAAGAGAGGATCGCGAAATTGCAGAACGGTGTCGTAATTATTAATGTCGGAGGAGCAACACAAGCCGAGATTCAAGAGAAGAAGGATCGTATAGACGATGCCTTACACGCGACTCGTGCGGCCCTGCTCGAAGGCATTATACCGGGAGGAGGTCTCGTTTATCTAGAAGCTGCTCGACAGATCGATCCGAATATCTCGTTCGGACATAAAGCTATGATCGACGCTCTAAAGACTCCGTTCAATTTTATTCAAAAGAATGCGGGTAATTCCCCGGATGCCTGCCTCGCTAAGATACAGCAATTCGACACTAAGATATTTCTCGGATACAACCCTAATACTGGGCTAGTTGAAGACTTCTACGATTCCGGAATTGTCGACCCGGCCTTAGTAGCTCGAGTTGCTATCGAAAATGCGGTATCTGTTGCTGGCGTTCTACTCATGACAGAAGCTACCGTTACTAATGATGATGAGGAAGTTGATCTTTCTACGCCGCCTTCACTTCCTATGTAATATGAGACAAGGAGCAATATTCGTAGACCTAGACCACACTCTGATCTACCCTAAAATTGGCAGAGGACGTAACAAACTGTTTCCTAAAACGTGGGACGATTACAAGATAAATCATACGTTAGCAGAGCTTCTGTCGCTCGTATCGAAGTCCAAGATAATGGACAAAATAATTATAGTTTCCAACCAAGGAGGAATAGAGAAAGGTTTTATCGACCACGATTTTTTCGAGAAGAGAATTAATGCCGTAATGGACGATCTTCAAGAAGAATACGGAATTATAAAAAATGTCGACATAGACTATTTCTATAGTCCCCACTTTTCCAAAAAAGCTTACGACAGAAAGCCGAATCCAGGGATGGCTATCAAAGCTGCTGAGCTGCATCAAATTTTTCTCTGTAATTCTATTATGATAGGAGATCTAAAATCAGACGAAGAATTCGCGACCAACAGCGGCATGCCCGTCTACTGGCATGTTGACGACTTAACTGATTTATGTAAAAGGAGGCCAGAGATAGCTGCCCACGAATTATTCAAACAGTTGCACGGACCTTGGCCCGAGAGAAAACAAGCACTAAAGGAGATTGATTATGGCAAGACCGAAGAACATTAAATTTGCGCAACTCTTTTACGAGAGGACGTTCATCGATAATCCGGACAAGACTCTCGAAAAACTGCCGCTCAACCACTTCGTACTAAACACGAAAGATCCTAATAATCCGCATTACGAAGCCATTAATAATTCTAACATCAAATACACATTAACGCAGATAGACAAACTACGAAATAACAATTTAATAGAAGTGATTAAAGATGAGGATCAATCCTAAGCAGTTTCTAGTACAGCATTTCGAGACATTTCATCCACTATCGAATCACTATTTATCGTACTGGAAAGAGCAGAAAAGACGAGCAATCGAAGGCTACTGGGCATCCGGAAGATGGATGCCTGGTAAGCTTTATTTCTATTCTAACATGGCCACTATACTCCTGAACAAGAAAGGAGCGAAAGTGAAAAGCTACGGACGCCCACTTCTACAAGACTTAGAATGGGAGTTCTTTAACCTCTGGGACGAAGCCAGGGGTTTTTCTGGTTTTGTGGACGATCCGGATTACACTTGTTTCCGACCTATGACTCGCGAAGGAATTACGGACGACGAGCTCAGACGCTTATCTCCTGACGACGGTAAGTACATCTTCAAACCTAACGGCGAAAGAAAGAAGTATATTCCTGCTCGGGAGTACATGCGAAAAATACATCCGCATAATCTCGGAAGACCTCTTTATCAGAACGAAGCTAAGAACTTCATGATGATGGGGCCTCGCGGTTTCGGTAAGTCTTATTCTGTTGGCTCTGGCATCGTAGCTCACGAATGGTTAATGGACGGAGCTAACCACTATTCCGAAGAGTTCATCGAGAATCCCTCCGCATCAACTACTATCGTAGGTGCCGGAGACGCTAAATATTCGAACGATCTACTCTCTAAAACGAAGGTGACTATCGACATGTTGCCGGGAGCCCAAGAGATAAACGGAGTGTATTATCCTTCTCCCCTAGCTAAACAGTGGAAAGGGTCGTTTACCCCGGGGCGAGAAGTGAAAGCAGAGTACCAAGTTAAGATGGGAGGTAACTGGATTACGAAAGGGTCTGGATCCGTAATACGAAATCGAACGTTTAAAGACAACCCCTACGCCGTACAGGGTTCTCGTGCGGGTGTAATTGTCTACGAGGAGATTGGTATGTTCAACAATCTCCGGTCATCCTACTCTCATTCTGTCGACGTCATGAAAGACGGCTCCTACAAATTTGGATCTGCTATGTTTCTCGGGACAGGTGGTGACATGGAGGCCGGTACGATAGATGCCTACCAGATGTTCTACAATCCCGAGCAGTACGATTTACTTACGTTCGAAGACATCTGGGAGCACAAGAATAAGATTGCTTATTTTGTACCTGCTACTATGGGTGACCGCGCATTTAAGGATGACTGGGGTTACACCATGCACGACAAGGCACTCGAGTTTAAACTAGCAGAGCGGAAGAAACTGGCCGGAGAGAAAGGTGGATCAGCAACTCTCGACGCCCACATCGTTTATCACCCGCTCGTACCTTCCGAGGTTTTCCTCGTCAGTTCGAACAACGTATTTCCAGTAGCAGAATTAATGAAGAGAAAGGAGCAGTTGATGAGAGACAAAGTCACTCAACTGCACGAGAAACGCGTCGAACTGTTCTTCAACAAAGACGCGAAAAAGACCAACGGAGTAGATTACAGGATCGACGTAGAAGGCAGACTAAAAGCCATACGCGAGTTCCCGATATCTAACGACCTGAAAGACCGAGAAGGGGCTGTCGTCATTTACGAGTTTCCCGAAATTGATAAGGACACGGGTAAAGTGCCGAATGATATGTACATTATCGGGCACGACCCTTTCGCAACTGATAACCCGGATGGCCCTTCTCTCGCATCTATTTACGTTCTCAAGACGAAGAAGTACAAATATAAGTACGGACACGACGAGATCGTAGCTCAGTACGTAGGTCGCCCGAAAATGGGACGTCGAGTCGTAAATGATATACTCATGAAACTTTCGATGTTCTACGGGAACGCTAAGATCTATTTCGAGAATGTCCGAGGTAATGTTAAGGAATACTTCGAGAAGCATAAGAAGCTCAGCTTACTCGCTACTCAGCCCAAGACCGTGCTTACTAAGAAGGCATCGTTTCAACAAACTTCTGCCTCTCTCGTATATGGTTATCCCATGTCCGGAAAGAAGGAGAAGCAAGATGCGCTCTTATATACGGTCGACTGGCTACTAGAGCAACGAGGTGAGACTCGAGACGGAACTATAATCCGAAACCTTGACTTGATACCTGATCCCGGTCTTCTCGACGAAATGATAAATTTTAACATGGAAGGAAACTTCGACAGAGTTATGGGATTCTTAGGCTGTATAATCGGCCTCGAAGAGACTTATAACCAGTACGAAGAGCTGCAATTAGAATCGGCGAAAGGAAATAAATTCGACTTCCTCGCCAATAACAAAGCTCTATTTCCGTCCGCATCACCAATATCTACTTTTCAATTATAAACTATATGAGTAGCGCAGGAACACACCGCTTCCCGAAACAGAGACTTTCCTTCAAGAAGAAGACGAAAGATGACTATCGGTGGGCGAAAGACATGATCGACCATCTCTGCTTAAACTATGCGTCAGAGTACTCGTCGGCATCTGCGGAATACGATCAAACGGGTCGTACTCCCTATTCACGCAAATTAGCTAATTACCAGCTATATAATAACATCCTAAACCAGAAAGATTTCGAACGAGAGTGTAACGCACTCGGTATCGAGTTAGGTCAATTCAAGGACGAGGTAAAGCCGTACAACAAAACGCCGAATAAGATACAAGTACTTCTCGGAGAAGAGGTACGTCGGCCATTTAATCATCGACCTGTCTTAGTTAACTCCGAAGGAATACGAACTAAGCAGACTAATTTAACCCAGCAGTTGAGAAGCAGGCTCGAAAGTAAAATCGAAGAATTGATAAACACTCTTCGCCGACGTCACCAACAGCCTCAGAATCGAGAGCAGGCTCAACAACTCGACCAACAGATCGAAGAGACTATCTCCGAACTGGTTGACCAGGACGAACTGAAGAAACTTTCGATGACTTCGTTTCTCGACGCGAAAGAAATTACGGCTTCTCGAGTTCTTAACTACTTGATGCATGCCCAGAATATTCGCGAGAAAATGAACGACGCTTTTAAACACGGACTTATTGCAGGCGAAGAAATTATTTGGGTAGGCATTCGTGCAGGAGAACCCGTAGTCGAAGTCGTCAATCCTCTCGGCTTCTTCTTCGACAAGTCACCCGAAACTAAATATATTCAGGATGGGGCTTACGCAGGCTACCGTACTATGATGTCTGCTGCAGATGTCATCGATCGTTACGGCGAGTTTCTCACGGAAAAAGAGGTCGAAACTCTCGAAGGGCCGCTTCAGGGCATCAATGGTGTACGTGACGATCTCGTCGGGAAACAAATGAAGTATCATAATGTAGATCCGTACTACGAATACCAGACTCGTCTCATGAACTACTCGTACGAAGAAGGTTCTTACGGACGTTCTTCTGTAGGCGATCACTGGCTAGTTACGCACGTAGAATGGAGGTCTCAGAAAAAGGTTTACTTCATCAAATATCGAGACGAAAGAGGAGAACTTGTCACGGATATTGCTAACGAAGATTTCGTTATTCCGGAAGATGCCGAGAAAAAGAAGAAGAAACGCCGTCACGGAATTACTAAGACCGTATACGAATATACTATAACTGACGAGACTACTGGGATGCCGCAAGTTATTACTATCGAAGAGGCCTGGATACCCGAAGTTTGGGAAGGAGTTCGTATAGGCGACAACATTTACTGCTGCATGGGACCTAAGGATTTCCAATATCGTTCTATAGATAATCCCCGTAAAGTTAAGCTCGGATATCACGGATTCATATATAACAATATGAATGCGGAGTCTGTCTCTCTGATGGACCGCATGCGCCCGTTCCAGTTTCTCTACTTCATCGTATCTCACAAGCTCAAGCAACTTATCGCTAAGGACAAGGGCCAAGTTATCCACATCGACTTGTCCATGATTCCTGAACAGCTTGGACTTGAAAAAACTCTCTACTACCTCGAACACCTCGACATCGACTTTTACAATCCTCTACAGAATGCGGAAGCCCCGGGAGCTGCCCAGAGAGGTAAACACTCTGGATCTACGAATCGCTCTAACATGCAGCACATAATGAACTATGTACAACTCTTAGATGCTATTGACCAACAGATTTCAGATACGGCCGGTATTACTCGGCAGCGAGAGGGGCAAACATCGCATCAGCAAGCAGTTACTACTGCTCAACAAGATCTCGAGCAGTCTTCTACGATTACTGAAGCCGTCTATTTCCAGCCACACTACACGCTCTGGAGAGAAGTAATTGGTTCTGCACTCCAAGCAGTGCAGATAGCGTGGGAAGGGGAGTCAGTTGTTAAGCAGTACGTGCTCGACGACATGTCCCTCGAAGTTCTCGAAATGACTCCGTCAGAACTCCGCAATTGCGACTTCGGAGTATTTGTTTCGGACTCCGGAAGAGACAACGAAGTATTCCATACTCTCAAGCAACTTACTCAACCTCTCTTACAAAACGATAAAGCTAAGATGTCTGACATCATCAAACTCGTCAAAGCTAATTCTGTACAAGAACTGCAGACTCAGATCGAGCAGTCTGAAGCTAAATTCGAAGAATTGCAGCAGCAAGAACTGCAAGCGCAGCAACAACAGATGGAACAGCAGATGAAGATGGCTATGCAGGAACGTGAAGACCAGCAGGCTCACGAGAAAGAACTCAAACAAATGGAGCTCGAAGTTGACTTAGCT